AAATTCTACTTTCATAGGTAGTCATGCTGGTAGAGAAACAGGTGCAGATAATTCCAATTTCTTCGGTCTTAGTGCTGGTGCCAATGCTAGAAATGCAAGTCGTTCCAATTTCTTAGGTTATAGAGCTGGTAACAGTGCTGCTAATGCAAATGATTCCAATTTCATCGGTAGTTCTGCTGGTAGTGGTGCAACAGATGCATTACATTCTAATTTCATCGGTAGTTCTGCTGGTTTCAGTGCTACGAATGCAACTTATTCTAATTTCTTAGGTAAAAATGCTGGTGTTAATGCTATAAATGCATCGCGTTCCAATTTCTTAGGTTATAAAGCTGGTAATGGTGCTGCAAGTGCAAGTAATTCCAATTTCTTAGGTTATGAAGCTGGTAGTGATGCAACAGATGCATACAAATCCAATTTCTTAGGTTATAAGGCTGGTAAAAATGCAACAGATGCAATTTATTCTAATTTCTTAGGTTATGAAGTTGGTATCAATGCTACAAATGCATCGCGTTCCAATTTCTTAGGTTATAAGGCTGGTAAAAATGCAACAGATGCAATTAATTCTAATTTCTTAGGTAGTGCTGCTGGATCGTATGCTACAAATGCAAGTTATTCTAATTTCTTAGGTAGTACTGCTGGTTTCAATGCTCCAAATGCAATTAATTCCAATTTCTTAGGTTCTGGTGCTGGTAACAGTGCTACAAATGCAAATAATTCTAATTTCTTAGGTGCTGCTGGTACCAATGCTACAAATGCAAATAATTCCAATTTCTTAGGTAGTAGTGCTGGTGTCAATGCTACAAATGCAAGTTATTCTAATTTCTTAGGTTCTGGTGCTGGCAATGGTGCAACAAGTGCATCGCGTTCTAATTTCTTAGGTATTAATGCTGGTAGTGGTGCTACAAATGCAAGTTATTCTAATTTCTTAGGTAAAAATGCTGGTGTCAATGCTACAAATGCAACTAATTCCAATTTCTTAGGTAATGGTGCTGGTAGCAGTGCTTTAAGCGCAAGTAATTCTAATTTCTTAGGTGGTAATGCTGGTATCAATGCTACAAATGCATTGCGTTCCAATTTCTTAGGTTATAATGCTGGTAGCAATGCTACAAATGCATCGCGTTCCAATTTCTTAGGTAATAATGCTGGTATCAGTGCTACAAATGCAAATAATTCTAATTTCTTAGGTTATAGAGCTGGTATCAGTGCTACAAATGCAAGTAATTCCAATTTCTTAGGTTATAGAGCTGGTAATAGTGCAACAAATGCAAATAATTCTAATTTCTTAGGTGCTAATGCTGGTAGTGGTGCTTTAAGCGCAAGTAATTCTAATTTCTTTGGTGCTAATGCTGGTAGTGGTGCTTTAAGCGCAAGTAATTCTAATTTCTTTGGTCTTAGTGCAGGTAGTGGTGCAACAAATGCAAGACATTCTAATTTTATTGGATATAAATCTGGTTTCCAATCATCTTTATCAGCTTGCGTTGCTCTGGGTTCTTTTTCCACTCCAACCGGACATAATCAATTCGTTCTTGGTTCAGCATCATTTCCATTATCAACAATTGACGCAGGTGCTTCTTTAGTTATAAATATAAACGGAACTCTTAAAAAGATAGCATTGCTTTCTGTTTAATTTATACTAAATCTCAGGATGAAGGAAATATTTTTTGTTGGTGGTTTACCAAGATCCGGTAGCACATTACTCATGAATCTTATAGCGCAGAATGAAGATGTATTCTGCACTCCAACTTCAGGACTACCAAATCTGTTGAACAATATTAAGACTTCTTGGTCTAATATATTGGAACACAGAGCGGATAAAAATGCTGCTGCTGATGAAAATTTAAAAAGAACACTCAACACAGTGTTTTATAATTACCACAACACTGAAAAATCATTTGTGTTTGATAAATCAAGAGCATGGAGTCATAATATAGAGATGATTGAAGCAATAACCAATAAAAAGGTTAAAATAATTGCTCCAGTAAGAGATATTAAAGATATTTTATCTTCTTTTGAATCGTTGTATAGAAAAGGCTCTTATAAATTTGAACCTCAAGGACCAATGCCTCAATGCTTGACCACCGAAGGAAGAATACAACACTGGGGTAGTTTGCAGGGGGAAGTTGGTGCAGCATATGCAATTTTGAAAGATTCTTTTCTAAGAGGTTATAGTGATAGGTTTCTTTTGGTTGATTACGATTTCCTCACTCACAATCCAAAATATGTTATGGATAAGATTTGGGAATTTTTAGGTATTCCAAAAATTGAACATGATTTCAATAACATAATCAATAAAACACCTGAAGATGATACTGTATATAATTACGTGAATTTACATAAAATAAAAAATTCTATCATCCCATCTAAGTCTAAAGCAATTGAGGTTTTGGGGAATGATATATGTAAAACATTACAAGGTTACGAATTTTGGAAAAATTTAGCTAAATACTAATATGTCATTGTTAGGAAACAACCCATTACCACCTTCGGTAGAAATACCAAAGGAGATTAGACTGGAAAATACCACTAAACGTATTAAAGAATTATCAAAAAATTGTTTCAACAATTTGGTGAAAACGCAGAGAAATGGTATTGACCTTGTGTGGAACCACGAACATTTAACTGCTCAAGAAATCATTAATGAATTGGGGGTTGATGTATTCAAAATCTTTCACTTTCACGCAAAATTAACACAATTTATTAATGAAATGGCACAATTCGATAATTCAACGGTCGAATTGAAATACCCAAATAATTCTTTCACTATGGATTTTAGTGCTGGAACCGTTACTGTAACCGATCAACCATACTAATTATAATTTATGAGAAAAAAAGAACCAACATTAGGAGATATTTACGGAGAAATGTTTAAAAGCGTTAAAACCGTTGTCAATGAAAGCGCACAGGAAAACATCAATAAATCCAAAAAAATTCCAAAAATGTCGAAAAATGCATTTAACGGTAAAATGGACATTCAAAAAGGTGGACCAACAGAAGCAGATGGCTTTCACAAAGCATTGAACGATAATATTAATGATTGCAACCAGGAAGATAACGAAGAACAATATAATAGAATTTCTGAAATCGAGAAAAAATTGAAAAATCCCAATCTATCAGAAAAAGAAAAGAAATCTCTTGAGAATACTCTTAAAAATATGAAGAACAATATGCAAGAAGAAGAAGCTGAAGAAGATATTATCAAAGAATCTAAAAAAATTGCAAGAAATAGACTAAATACTTTTATGACGAAAAAATCTACATTTGATAAATTGTTTGAATCCGTGATGGGTAATAACTTCGAAGATGAATCCGAACAGGTCAATGCTTTGGGTCTTGGTGATGCACCTACCGATGATGAAATGGGTGATGAAGACATGGATATGGGTGATGAAGTTACGTTTACTCTTGATCGTGCCACTGCTCAAAAACTTCACGATGTGCTTATGGGCGTTCTTGGAGGTGAAGAAGACCTTGGTGACGAAGGTGATGATCTAGACTTCGATATGGAAGGCGAAGAAATGGATGAAGAAGGTGACATGTATAACAATGAAGAAGAAGAATACGACGAAGATGAAGAAACCTTCCCTACCGATAAAGTTGGTAACGATGGAACAATTGGTGCTAAAAACTCCAAAGATGGTTCTCACAAATTCCAATCCAAGAACAACAAAGTTGGTGGTCGTCCACAACCTAAAAATCAAGGAACCAGAGTAACTGGAACCACTGATAAAGTTGGTAATGATGGTGATTATGGTCATGCTCTTTATAATGCAAAACAGCCAAACTATGGCAAACAAAACAAAGTGTCGGATTTGAGAGCATCGGATGACTACTTCCGCTGATAATTTCTGTCAGAAATAATAAACCTAAGAAGGGAGAATCGTGGTGATTCTCCCTTTTTTCTTAAATAGTAATATGGAATCCTTTCTGGAATTTTTTGAAAAACACAACGGTGTCATACTAGAATACCGACACAAAGATGCTTTCGGAAATATCAAACAGTCTTTTCATGCTGGTAATGGAAAAGGCGATAATATCACTCGTGACCCCCATACTAGAAAAAATATTTCAACTAAAGGACCATATCAAAAGATTAGAAAGCATGGTCAGATTTTGATTGGTGATGAATTGATGAGAGAATTGGGATCTTTAGGTGGTATGGAATTTGAAGATGGAAAGGAAATCAAAAGAAAGAATTCCAATCAAATGATAAAAATGTTCACCAATCTTCGTGGTCAACAATGTGGAAAAATCATAGAAATTAAAAAATAATGGCTGCATGTCCCACAATACCACTTTCCTGCCTTACACCTGAAAACATTTTTGCTGGTGTTTATCGCCCCAATTGTGGGGGATTTGCTGATCCATCCAATTTCCAAGCAGAAAGAGCCATATTCAATTCCCAATTTGGAGAACTTATCAACAATTACGGTGTGACGATTGGTTACATGGTCAATACTTTTGAACCAGATCAAATGAACTCTATTTACGGTGAACACACCACGATGTATTGGTTGAGTGCAATGGAAATCAAAGCATATATTCAGATGGAGAACGGTTCTCCGATTTATGCTTTAGCTGGTATGGATTCCCCTGACACTTTGACACTATATCTACACATTGATGATTTTGAGACAAAATTTGCATCCTTGAGTTATTTTCAGAATCATCCATTGGAACCCAAATCACAGGATAAGATCATCGTTTATCCATTTGGTTGTGATAGACCAAATGGTAGAAGTGCTAAAATATTTGAAGTGACAGAGGCGATGGATGAGGATCAATCAGAACTCAATCCTGCAATGGGTCATTATGTGTGGAGACTAAAAGCTGTCCGTAGTCAGCATAACTTCGTTACCAATGAACCTATAGAAGCATTCAATCAACAAATTGCTGATAATTCTTACTTTGGTAAAATATCTTCAGTATTGTTCCCTGCATTGTCTAGTGCTTTGAGTGCCAATAAGATTTATACGGAAAATTCAGACGATATCGTGAGAAATGAGATATTCCCACCATCTACAGGAGGTAGTGATGGGAGTGTTTATGGCAATTATTTTTAAGTAATACCAATGGCTGCTAAAAAGAAACAAAATTATATGGGTAATACTAATTTACCCAGCGCAAATTCAGCGTTTGAATATA